GGTTATGGACATGCTGTTGGTGTCTATGTTGATATGACTGGACGAGTAGGTGACCAACGTGGTATTAATTCTAATGCTGCATATAGATTTTATTACGGCTTTCACGCATACAAGGCAAATCATGCGCTTGTAAATTTGTCTGGTGTAGGAAATGTTTTTAGGTATTGCAAAACAGAAGAGTCAGTTGTTGCTGGCATGTATAATAACGGTGTTGGATGTGTTGTTGAAAACTGCATATTTGACGGAGATGTTCTTGGCATTAATCTAGCAAATGCTGCTTTGCCGTGTAGAAGGTGTCATTTTAACGCTTGTACTGTTGCAGTATCTGGCTCATACCCAACATTCAGTAAGTGCTTGTTTACAAATAATACAAAAGCTGCAACATGTGGAAGCACTGTTATAAACACGTTTCTAAATTGTGCTTTTAGAGGTAATACGACAGACTTAGATCCTTCTTCCGCCAGTGCAATACTCCATCTTATAAATTGCACTATTGCCAATTCAATTACATTCTTAGACCTTGCTAATACTGGTCAATGTGTGGTTCTTAGAAATCTCAGGTATTACAATGTTACGAATTTTGCTGTTGGGGTAGGGGCTGGAAATGTTACATCACTTGATGGAGTTTCACTTCTCACATCAGACCCATTTCCGAATGCAGGGAGTGGAAACTATATGAGTGATTCTACAATTGCAATACTCAGAAATTACATGACAAGAATAAATGCGGCAACGTATGTATACGAAGATGCAGGACTGCCGCAGGAAGTGGTTGCTGGTGCCAAGAGAAGACCTAGAATAAGAACACATGGAGTTTAATATGCCTTTATTTAAAAACACAGCTTCACAGAAATGTGTCGTATTTGCGTACGACAAAACAGCAGAAACGGAGAAGACTGGGGATGCCGCTAACATAACAGCTTATATCAGTAAGGATGGTGGCGCTGCTGCTCAGTCTACTGATAATAATCCTGTAGAGTTAAGTGCTACTAACATGCCGGGGTTATATGTATTTGATTTGGATCAACCAGAAACTAACTGTGATCTTTTTTCTCTCTCGGCAGCATCTACAACTACCGGCATATACCTGGAGCCGGTTATAATTTACACGGAAACTGCATAAATGTCTGGATCTTTATATAAAAATGGTTCCGGTCAGATTGTAGCTGTGGTAGCGTACGATACGGTGAATGATACATTTAAAACCGGTGATGCTGCTAATATTACAGCTTATGTCAGTAAAGATGGCGGTGCGCCTTCTGCCATAGTAGACTCGGCATCGGAGTTAGACGCTACTAATATGGCAGGTATGTACGTATTTGCACTTACTAAATTAGATACAGATGCAAATAACATTATTATCAGTTCTAAATCTACTACGACAGGGGTAAGCTTAAGTCCTCTAGTCATTTACACGACGGCTTTTCCTGCGGCTGTAACACATTTGGTTAACACTCGTATTATCTGGATATCTTAGAGGTACACTACCACCGGTATAAGGCTACATATGGCAGCAAAAAAACCAAAGACCAATCAAAAACACACGTGTAATCTGACTCCGAGGATGAAGGCGTTTGCTGAATCGTATGTCCGTGGTAATGATGGAAGGGTGGCGGCCCTGGAAGCCGGATATGGACAAAGAGTAGCTAGTGGTCAAGTAAAACGTATACGGGACAACCCGAAAGTGAAAGCGTATATAGAAGAGCTAAGAGAAGACATCATACATACCGCAGGACTTGATTGCACGTGGTTCCTGGAAAAATGCATGAGGGTATTTGATAACTGTTCGGAGCTTATAGACGACAAAAAGGGTGGCTGGAAGGTACGAGACTCAACCGGTGCAGCCAGGATGGGAGCTATTATCAAAGACGCCATTCCCAACTTCAAGCAGAGGTTTGAGCACACTATCACTGATCCTCAGAGTTTTAAAATAGGCGATCAGGAAATAACTTTTTAAGATATATTCGTAATGGGATAGGACTTCTTACGTGAAGGAGGTGATGGAACAGTATGGCACTCAATAAAGTTCTTTTCGAACCGTTCCCCAAACAGGCGCAGTTCATGAAAGCAGTTTTTAGTACACAATATAACTATCTACTTTATGGAGGTGCCATACGATAACGAGGCGGTAAGAGTTATGTAAGTCTTGCCACCATCATCCTTATGTGTAAGCTGTATTCAGGGTCGAGGTGGGCAGTAGTTAGGAAAGATTTACAGGTAATCAAGCGCAACACTATCCCAACGTTCCGGAAGATTGTGCCTGATACATTCTTAACGTCATTCAACTCATCGGACTACATAGCTAAGTTTAAGAACGGTTCTGAGATACTGTTCATGGGCGAGAATTACGACAAGGACAAAGATTTAGACAGGTTTAAAGGGTTAGAGGTTAATGGATTCTGCCTGGAAGAGGTGAATGAGCTTCAGCAGGCCACTTTTTACAAGTGTATAGAGCGAGCAGGGTCGTGGATCATAGATAATATGCCCGCACCCTTGGTACTTATGACATGCAATCCTACCCAAAATTGGTGTAAGACTCTGTTTTATGATCCATATGTGAACAAGACACTAAAGGCACCATACTATTATCTGCCGAGTTCAATTTTGGATAACCCATTTTTGGCGCAGACTTATATAAATTCTCTAAAATCATTGCCTCCAGAGATCTATAAACGATTTGTGGAGGGGTGTTGGGAAGGCACTGACGACCCCGGACAGCTGATACCATGGACGGACCTCTACGAAGCACGGGATATGTACCTAGAGGACGTAGGGACTCAGAGTCTTGGTGTAGATGTCGCCGGTCACGGTAAAGATAAGACAGTATTCGTCAGGATGACAGGCTCTAACATCACTGAGATAATCGAGTTCGCCGATACTTCCATCCCAGAGGTGACTGCTAAGACAAAAGAATTGATGCTGTTACATGGAGTAGATGCGGAGCATGTAGCTGTGGATGGAGCAGGGCTTGGGGCCGGGGTAATTGATGAGCTGGAAGCTGACAAGATATATCCGATAAATTTCATAGGTGGTGGCAAGGTCATAGAGGACGAAAATACGTACAACTATAAAAATCTCCGGGCGCAGGCATATTGGCACCTGAAGCTGGCTTTCTCGGATCATGCAATAGGCGGGTTGACCGGCGAAAGAATACAGAGTGACTTGGCTGCTATACGCTATACTGTAGAGGCTGATAAGCAGATAAAGATTGAGTCGAAGGAAGAGTTAAAAAAGCGGATAGGACGTTCACCCGACTACGCAGATGCCCTTTGCTATGCGTGGTGGGCTAAAGTACACAGCGAAATAAGATCGCTGCCCGGACTTTTTGTGTTTTAGCCCATAATCATATGTAAGCGAAAAATTTTAGGAGACTACATGGCCAGTTTAAATTCGTTATTCCCGTTCCTGGGGTCATCAACCGATAAGCTGATCACCAATATAGCCAAATATACGACGGATAAGCCTTATGAGTACCAGGTTTGGGTGTATAGCTGTGTGTCCATGATAGCAAATAACCTCTCTTCACTCGGTAAGTACATCTACAACAAGCGTACAGAAGAGAGAATTGATGATCATCCAGTACTGGACCTATTCACCCGAACTAACGCAGAGACTTTTGGAGAGACATTCTGGGAATCTGTTGTCATACATCTTATGCTAGAAGGGCAATTATTCATATTGCCTGACGATATGCAGGATTTAGCTGCCGGACAGATACCGCGTGAGCTGTATCTCACTAAAGATAAGTATATGAAGGCTAAGTCTAACCAAAACAACATCATCGATGTGTGGAAATACACGCCGGGACAGAAAGATATTCCATATACAACAAATCAGCTTATCCGGGTCAGGCTCTACAATCCATACGACAAAACCAAGGGCATGCCGCCTCTCCTCGCTGCTATGCCTACTATAATCCAGGATGCAAACGCCACATCATATACAGCAAACTTTTTTAAGAACAATTGTCAGATAGGCGGAGTACTCTCTACAGGAGAGAAGCTCACCGAAGAACAGGCGAAGTTTATAGCATCACAATTTTCGGATAAGTATTCCGGAACTGAGAAGGTTGGCAAGACCCCTATCTTACATTCAGGCTTAACTTATCAGGCTATCTCTAGTACATTTAAGGACATGCAGATTAAGTTCCAGCAGGATTTTATCAAGGAACGTATACTGGCAGCGTTCAAAGTGCCTAAGAGCCTTGTGTCTGACTACTCAGATGTGAATTATTCCAACTCCATTACTGCTAAGAAGACATTCTGGCAGGAGTCATTGCTTCCCATTGATAGGCTTGTCAACGAAGCATTCACGTATCAGTGGATAGTAGGGCTTGATAAAGACTGGGAATTGCGCTCTGACTTGAGCAAAGTGGAGGCTCTACAGGATATCCAGGGCGATAAGGTCACTGCTTATACTGCGCTTATGTCAACAGGGATGCCTAAGCAGGAAGCTGCCCGGCTGCTTAATATCCCTGTCGATTGGGATTATGTGGAGGAATTAGAGGAGGCTGATGCAGCTGAAGAGCCTGCAGCACCGCCTGCCTCTACCGAAGAGCCTACCGATGAGGAAGAAGATATGGAAGATCAAGAATTAGATATCCGTCCGTATACTAAAACCCTCAAATCCTCCCTGAACCGTTACTTCACGAAGCTCCGGAACAAATGCCTTGATAAAATTGATGCCGGTAAAGAGGTCGATTACACCCTCGAAGAAGAATTTGATGCTATGACGGAGGAGCTGAAGGGTGCATACCTTCCTTTAATCAGCAATTTAATCAGTGAAATAAAGGATGTTTCAGTAGACGCTGCTGATATTGTAGACTTTTTAAACAGAAGGTCATCCGGTTATAAAGAACTTTTGTCTCAGATCCTATCAAAAGCCTATACGACTGTGGATAAGCGCGTCATACATGAGATGTTTCAGGACATGTACCAACTAAACAAAAGCATAGCTGAGAAGGAATTGCCCCTACTTATAAGCTTTATAAAAGTAAATGGAGTCAAAAATGATATCATACAGCAACAAAATGGAGAGTAATTATGCCGAAAAAAGAACAAATCCCAGACTTTCTTGTAGAAAAGTACGGGACGGACTCAGCAGAAGAGATCAAGAACGCAAAGCAGAGCTCAGAACGGATAGACAGCCAGACGTTCGAGACCGTGGAAGTGTCCAAGGCTCTTAGTTCTGTTGAATTTAAGAACAGACTTAAGGAACTCGGCATAGAGTACCGCAAAGAACTCGAGTCCAGGCAGGCTGTTTTCACCATTTCCACTGAGGACGTGGACCGCGACGGTGACATCGTACGTGGTAACGGCATAGACACAGTCGACTACCAGAAGAATCCCGTGGTGTTGTTTGCTCATGACAGGCACTCACTGCCTATAGGGCTGTCATTGAAGCTCTACAAGAGCAGTGGACAGACCAAGGCTATCGTTATGTTCTTCGACGATACTATCGATAAGACAGGCACCTCAGACACTATCTTCAGCTTCGTTAAAACAGGTGGTATCAAGGGTGCAAGCATAGGGTTCAGGCCAATTAAGGCCCGTTTCCCGGATAGTAAAGAGCTCGAGACATTGGGCATGGGGCCCTATGGGGTGTTGTATGAGAAGGTGTCACTGCTGGAATGGTCAGTATGTGCTATACCGTCCAACCAAAACTCACTGAGATCTAAGGGTCTGAGTGATGCATCCATCAAAAATTTAAAGGAGATCGGACTCGTGACTGTCGAAAAACAAGAAGATAAAGTAGAATTGAACCTTGAAGATGTCATAGATGATGTGGTACCTGACACAAAATCAGCCGATGACACCATAATCATATTAACAAGCATCAAAGAATCTATCGATGAGCTGTCTGTAAACATCAAAGGTCTCGTTGAAAAGCTCGGCTCCGTCCCACAGGGCACGGAACAACCGGAAGAGAAGTTCGACGGAATACTTGACGATTTGCAGGACGCCATCAACAGAGTAAACCAATAACAGGAGTAAATAATGGCTACACTAATTGAAGATATTAAATCCAAAATGACTGAACTCAGCACAAGTGTTGAGGAGTTCAAGTCGTCACAAACTGAAGATAAGTCTGCTATGGCTGAAAGCATCACCAAGCTTACTGAAGAAGTAAACGCACTGACTGAGAAGTATGCAGTGGGCTTTAAGGTCCCTGGATATGAAGATGAAAAACAGAAGTTCTCTTTCGCAAAAGCCGTTGCCGCTTCATATCGTGGCGACTGGACTGACGCTGAGTATGAAAAAGAGATTTCTGACGTTATCGCAAAGTCAGTTAATGTTGACACCGGAGCTTCCGGTGGATTCCTCGCCCCGACAGATGAAATGGATGAGGTCATCTCGCTGGCTAAAGCTGGGCGTCCGATTTTGAATACCGTTGGTATCCGCAGACTGAGTGGACTCGGTTCTGGTGAGATCACCATGAACAAGGTGACTTCAGGGAACACCGCTTATTGGGGCGGATCTGAAGAAGAAGTTACGGAATCTACCGCTGCTTTTGGTCAGATTTCTCTCCGTCCGAAGTATTTGCGTGCCTGGACTACCCTCTCACGTGAACTTTTGAAGCAGACTACGATCGGTGTTGAAGGACTTATCCGTGAAGAACTCGGCTATGCTATGAGCAGAAAGCTTGAGCAGGCAGCTGTATACGGTACGGGTCTTGCTGATGAACCTCGCGGTGTCACGCAGTACGCTGGTATTACAACAGTTACTCTTGGTGCAAACGGTGCTCTCCCGGACTGGGATGACATGGATAACCTGGTACACGAGCTGGAAAAGGTCGACACACTTGAGGGTAACCTCTCCTATGTCACTTCTCCGCAGATTGCTAAGGTTCTTCGTCAGACTAAGGTTATGCCTTACGCTGCGGCTTCTGATGGCGCTTACTACCTTCAGAAGAAGTCTAACGCCGGTATCGCAGAGTTCCTGGGCTACGGGTTTGAAACTTCTACTCTCGTTCCTGTGAATTTGTCTAAGGGCACATCGTCTGATTGTTCTTATATCCTCTTTGGTGATTGGAGCCAGATGTTGTTGGCGTCATGGGGCGGGATGGAGATCAGAGTTTCAGAGCAGGCTGCTACACCGTTCAAGCAGAATCAGGTTCTCATCGCCGCGTTTGGATCTTTTGATTTCAACCTTCGTAGAGAAGATAGTTTCGCTGTTATCAGCGATGCTAAGATTGCTGCATAAGTAACTTGGGGGACTTCAAGTCCCCCTTTTTAAAACAGCTCTAACCGTTCTATAGGAGAACAATATGAATAAGATCACAGAAATGACAAAAACTGTTCAGCTTGTAGGTGCAGACGCCTACACTGCTGAGACGTACTACAATGGTGAGGCAGATGCATCAGGTCTGGGTATTGATGTCTCTGGATACAACGAAGCTCTCATCATCATGAACAGTGGAGAAGCTACTGGTACTAACACAGTAACCGTGCTTTCTACGAACGACAACACCGATGATGCCAGCTCAGCTGTTCTTATCACAGGTGCCGCGTTCACTGCTGTTACGTCCGCTAATGATAACGCTGTGCAGGTAGCACGCGTCCACGTTGGTGGGGACAAGAAGTACATGATTGTTAAGAGTGTCGTGGCTGCAAATCCGGTTGATTTCGGTGTTGTTGCTGTGCTTAACAAAGCTCAGTCAGTACCAACTGGTGCCAACACGATAGTTTTTGACGTTTAATTGCTGGGTAAATAAGGGAGGGACTCCCCCTCCCTTTCCCTATTGATTTTGGTACAGATAAAAGCTCATCAACAGGTGATTTCATTATCCAATGGAATACTGAAGGCATAATCAATATCACGTAAAAGGTATTCTTAATGGCTATACAAAAAGCACTCACTGATGTTGCACGTATAGAGCCCCTTACGTCCACTGAGCGTGCCCTGTTTCATATAGACCCAGCCACCTCTCTAGGAAATACAGTACTTGCCCAGAGGCAGGTGCAGGCACTGGTA